ACCGTCGCCGCGATGACTGGGAGCGGGGCGGTCGAGGTCAGCGAAGCAACCACAGCGGCGGTACTAGCAATCGTCTCCCATCGCCTCACCGAGACGACCGAAGCAACCGCAACCACAGTCGCCGCACTCATCTCTCAGACCGAGCCCGCGCTGTCCACCGCAGTCCTCGCAGCGATCAGCCCAGCACTGATCGAACTGCCAGGCCAACCAACCGCAACCACCGTCGTCGCACTCACAGCGAGCGGCGCGTCGCAAGTGATCGTACCGACGACCGCCGCGGTACTAGCCGTCGTCTCCGATCGTCTCACTGAGACGATCGAGGTCAGCGAAACCACGATCCTCGCGGCCGTCGCCGCCGAGCAGGGCCTCGGCTACCTCGAGACGGCCGTCGCCGCCCTGGTATCGAGGCCAATTCCACGCTGATCCGCCCCAAAAACCGGCCCCAAAGGCCACGAGGAATAAGGACTTACGTCGACAAAACGCCCCCCCTGAGGGTCCTTTCCAGCCCCTGGTATCCCGACCGAGCGTCAAGTCAGCTCGGCTTTTTTGCACAAATTTGAACATTTCTGGTCATCATCATCATGTTTGCTCCAAATAAGCCTGACTACCTCGACGACGTGGCAGCGGAAGCGTGGGATCGCGTGGTGGGTGAATGTAATTCGGTCGGGGCAAAGCTGCTTGGGAAGTCGGACGTGCTTGAACGGTATGCGGTCACCTTCGCCGCGTGGCGGAAGTGCCAGGCGGCGATCGCCGACGAGGGGCAGACGGTGATCAGCCACAAGCTGACCGGAGCGGTGGAGCAGCGGAATCCGCGGATGGTGGATTTGCATCAACTGACTGCTGCGCTCGGGCGACTGCGCGCGGAGCTGGGGTTGTCGCCGACGAAGACGAAGCCGGGGGGGGCGAGTTCGCCGAAAGAGGATCAGCCGAAAGGGATCGTGTACAAATTTCCGCGATGATGAATGCTCAACTCCAACGAACTGAAAAGCCAACTCGGCATCGACGAGCGAACGCTGCGGAAGCTCGTGCGCGAAGGGCTTCCGTTCGCCAAGAAGGGGCGAGTTCGCGAGTACGATCTGGACGCGTGCAATGCGTGGCTGGTCGCGCAGGGATACGCGGAGCAACCGCACGTCGAGACAATCTGTCAGACCTACGCGGAGCTGGCGAGCGAGCTCGGGATGTCGGGCAAGGATCCGATCCGCGTGATTGCCGGCTGGGCGTCGATGCCGGGATTCCCCGGCCGTGCCGGCACACAAGGCCGTCGCGATGCTCACTTGCCGGTCGATCAGATCCGCGACTGGCTGGCCAGCCGCGACAACGATCTCGGCTCGGCCGTCGACGACGAGATGCGGGAGCTGCAGCGTCAGGAAAAGCGGCTGCGATTGGAGATCTCGCAGCGAGATCTGCAGGAGCAGCTCGGCCGACTGGCCGACGTCGACGAAGTGGCGGCGTTCAACCGCAAGGTAGTGGCCGACACGGTGTCGATCCTCGAACCGCTGGCCGACGAAGTTGTCTCGCTACTTCCGCGCAAGATCCCGGCAGAGACGCGGTCGGAAGTCCATCGCGCCGTCACGACACTGATCGACAACGCGCTCGAATCGATCGCGCGTGTCGTCGAGGGTGACACTGACGAGACCGACGAGGCGGAGCAAGAGGCAGAAGTAAAACCGAAACGCAAATCGAAGGGCAGGAAAAAGTGATTGCAGCCGCGACAGCCATGCAGAAGCTGAGGCGATCGACCGCGTCGGCGTATCGTCGCCGGCGTCGGCTGTCGACGGAGCAGTGGATCGAACAGCGGATCGTGCTGAACGAGGAGCACGAAGGCCGCCGCGGCCCCTACGATTTATCGAACCGCCCGTGGTGGAGATACCTGCTGCAGCAAGTCGACGATCCGAACACGCGGCACATTCGCCTGCGATGTTCGACACAAGTTGGCAAGACGCTCTTCCTGTGCGCGGTCCTCTGCTGCCTGGCCGAAACCAAGCCCGCCACCGCGATGGTCGTATTACCTGACCAGGTCGAGGCCAATGCGTTCCGCGATCGGTTGTACGCGCTGGCCGAATCGAGCGGCATTAAGATCCCGCCGTTCTGGCGTTGGAACATGCGCTACGTTGACCTCGGCGACATGCGGATCTACTTGGCCTGGCCGCGATCGGTCCAGCGACTGCGCGGCAAGCGATGTCGCTACGTCTTCCGCAGCGAGATCGACGTGTTTCCCGACACCGCGAAGACCGGCGATCCGATCGCCGCCAGCGATCGCCGCGTGAAGTCATTCAAGCGATACCTGATCTTCGACGAATCGACGCCGATCCCCGAAGTCTCGCGCATCGACGCGATGGAAAAGGACAGCAACCAAGCTCGCTGGTCATGCCGCTGTCCGCATTGCCGCACGTATCAGGTACCGCGGTTCTACACGCACAAAGACGGCCCGTTGAAAGGCCGCTGCGGAGTCGCCGGCTATCGCGACGCCAACGGCAAGGCCAAGTCGCCTGACCAGGCCCGACGCGATGCGTACTACGCGTGTCAGGCTGGCTGCAAGATTACCAACGAAGAGAAGCCGGCTTTCCTTCGCGACGGCGTGATCGTGCTCGAAGGGCAAAGCGTCGACAAAAAAGGCCGCGTTACTGGCAAGCCGACGCGAGACAATCGCATCGTCGGCCTGCATCTGTGGGCCGCTCACTCACACGATTCGTGGGGCGACATCGCCGCCGAATTCTGCGAGGCAGCGAGAGACGGCACGCTGCCGGACTTCTCGCAAAACGCCCTGGGCATGCGGCATCGTCATCATGGTCGCATGCCTGAGTGGCAGGAGCTCGGCTCACGCCTGGCGTATTGGCATGTGCGCGGTACCGTGCCGAGCGACACTTGGTTCTTGTCGGCCGGCGGCGACGTACAGGACCGCGAGGTCTACGTCTCAGTCCGCGGCTGGGGTGATCATCGTACCAGCTACGGCATCGACTGGTTTGTCTTCGACCGCCAGGGCGAAGATGAAGGCAGCCTGGTGAAGAGCGACCTCGCCCAGATCGCGGCGGTCCTCGAGCGTCACTTTCCCGTTGTGGGTGCCGACGGCAAGCGAGCCACAAACCCGCGAGGCAAGGGCACACTGCGGATCGCGATGCTGGGCATCGACGCCAATCACCGGACGCTCGACGTCCACAACCTGATCAAGTCGCTCGGCAGCAAACGAATCATCGGCGTGCGCGGCGACGCTAACATCAAGCCCACGGACCGATACAAGCCGACGACGGTGTACGAGTCGAAGCGCGAAGACGCCGAAGGCGAGAAGACCGTATACGAAGGCGGGCTCGATTTGCTGAACATCAACCCGGAAATCTTCCGCTCCGACTTGGAGGATCGTTTCCAAAGTTCGGCCGGCACGCCCGGAGCCTGGTACGTTCCGAAAGACGCGATCGAGACCGGCAAGTTCTACCTGCAGCAAGTCGTCAACGAGCCCTGCATTTTCGTGAAGGGCAAAGACGGCCGTCCCAAGCAGCAACGCAAGGAACGCGACACGACGATCGGCCATGACTTCTGGGACTGCGAGGTCTACAGCTCGGCGATCGCCCAGAAGATCGTCGACGACTTTCCCGGCCGCCCAGGCTGGAACGCCTCGGCCTGGCCGAAGCCCGACGAGCAACCGAAGCAACCATCACGCCCGCAGCAACCGCACGTTGCCCGGGACTTTTCTTAAACGCACCGGAAGGGAATCCGACACCATGGGAAAGTACAAGCCAACCAAGACAGCCTCCAACACTGCCGCACCCTCGATCAGCCTCGACGGCGACGACGTGGTCATTGCTCCGGGTGCCATTGGTTCTGCCGGTGCTCCCGCTGAAGCACCGGCACCGCCAAGGCCACTGGCATCGGAACTGGATCCAGACTACGCACACGATGCGGCGGCTCCCACGCATCCCGAATTCCTGAGCGGCCCGAAAACCAAGCCAGCCGCCGGCGATGGCACGGGCGGGCGGCCGTGGGTGTATAGCGGCGGCGTGATGCGGCGCGAGCATCAGGGCGACGAGCTGCGGCCGCGGTGTCCTGGCTGTACTCGCGACGACGTCGCGGTGTTATGCAAGGCGACGTCGTCCCGCGAAGTCACGCACTACCGCTGCGAGTGCTGTCGATCGTTCCGGACGCAGAAGTTGCGGCCGGCGATCGCCGCCCAGATGAAGGCCGGCAACTATTCGCCGCCGAATAAGTCACCGTTCGTGGAGCGGCCGTAGGCCAGCCATTGCCGGGGAAATAGTTACACGCCGTGTAACGATTTCCCCGCGATCGGCGTTCAGCCGGCGGGCGGATCGCGTGTATCGTTGCCGGCTCATGGCCACTCTTGCTGATCTACAGACCGATCTCGACAGCGTCACGACGGCGATCCGCCGGATCGAGGGGGCACTGACTCAGGAATTCTGGGAAGGCGGCGATCGCCACCGGGCCCCGGAGCTCGATCGACTGTATCAGCGGCAAGAGCGATTGAGGCAGCAGATCGATAACGTCAATCGGGGCGGCGCGAAACTAAGGCCGATCCGGTTTGTGAATTAGTACGTCAGCCTTTCCAGGCTGACGGTCAGGCTGGAAAGCCTGACGTACACAGAGGCAGCATGCGAATCACGGCGAAGCAAGAGATTGACGCTCTGCGATTTCTCGGTCGATTGGCCGAGGATCATGCCGCACCCAAGGCCGTCGACGAGCCATTCACGCTCGCCAAACGCACGCGGACTAACGGCCACTGGGAACCGCCCGCCGTCGCCGGCGACACGGCCACCGCCCAGTCGATCGAGCTGAGTAACGCCCGCGTCCGCGATGAAGCAAGAAACAATCCGCAGTACGTCAACACGACCACCAAGCTGACGGACCTGATCGTCGGCTGTGGCGTGCAAGCCTACTGCGATCCGTTCGCCATCGGCATGGATCTCGACGACGCTCGACTCGACTTCGAGTTGGGTTACGCCGTCGAATCCGACGAGTGGTTCGAGCGCTGGGCGAACGATCCCAAGCAATGCGACGCGGCGGGCAAGCAGTCGTGGTGGGATTTGCAGAGATCGTCGTTCGGCGAAATGCCCGACGTCGGCGATGCCCTGCTGTTGCGGTGCAACAAGCGGACGCCAGGCCGCTTAGTACCGCTGTGCTTCCAGCAGATCGAGCGCGAGCAGCTCGATCGCTCGAAAGATCGCGAAGCGGCTCCCAATCAAAACAAGATCGTCAACGGCATCGAGCTCGACACCTACAATCAGCCCGTCGCCTACTGGGTCTTCGACTCGCATCCCGAGGACTCGCAGTACAGCGCAGGCCTGAGCGACTCGACCCGCATCCCGGCCGAGCGTGTGATTCACGCCTTTCTGCCCTTTCGCCCGTCGATGAATTGCGGCTTCAGTTGGTACCGGGCCATCGCCCAGCTCACTCGCGATCGACACTGGATGATGGGCAACTATCTCACGAAGGTTGCCATCGACTCGCTGATGACCTTGATTCACTACAGCGAAGAGGGCGGCGGCGTGAATCTCGACGGCGAAGATTCGACGGGCACTGACGGCCGGACCGAGGTCCGCATGCTGACCGGTGGGCACACAGTCAGCCTGCCCCTGAGGGATAAGGTCGAAATGTTCCAAAGCGGCAACACGCCGCCGCAACAACTGCCAGCCTTCATCGACGCGCTCGATCACGACGCGGCCGCCGGCGTCGGGCTCAGTCACTTGCGATACACCGGACGCTGGTCGGGACTCAGCTACACCGCCGGCCGCGGTGCCCAGCTCGACGACGAGATGCACTGCAAACCGCTGCGACGCTTCTGGGGCGGGGCCGTTGTGCTGCCGGTCAGGCAATCGGTCAACGAGCAGATGATCGCTCGCGGGCACATCAAATCAATCTCGGCGCGAGACCTCGAAGCCAA